ACCCAGCCGTTGTATCGGTCAATCGGTTGATTTTTTTCAATCGGTCAATCGGTCAATCGGTCAATCCCTTGTTGATATTCTTGTTATAATAAAAAGCAAGAAAGAAAGCAAGATAAAAATAACAAAACAAAAAACAAAAAGAGTAAAACAATGAAAGTATATAGAATCAAAACTAATGATTTCTCAAAAATCACAAGTAATAAAAACTTGCTATCGGATACACAAAAAGAATTGTTATCCAAGTATGAAACAATAACCGGTTGTAAGGCAAAAAAATTCTTGCCCCGCGGGAAAGATATTGTATTAATAATTGGTCAAGATAATAAGTATTATATTACAAGTAAACCGGTCTATATTGATTCAATCGCAAAAATTCTTGAATCGGTCGGTATTGACCAAGATTCAATCATTGTAATGAATCGCAATACCGGCGGTCAATCGCAAGAATTGACTCTTGACCAAGTCAAGAATTTTTTAACGGTTGACTAATAAAAAGCAAACACACAAAACAAGCCCGGCGCAATTGCGCCGGGTATATAATAAAAATAAAATAATAATCCATTATAGAAAAGAAAGCGAAAAATGATTTTATATTTACAAATTGATTTTAATACCGGTAAGATACAGAAAAGAAAAGAAAAGCAAGGCGCGTGTATAGAATACGACACAGAAAAGATAAACGAAAACGAATACATAAAAGAAACGATGCGAAAAGTTATATTTATGTATGAAAACAGAAAGCCGAAAAAGATAGAATACACAGGACCGAGACAGAACAGAAAACTGTATAATAAAGAGAACACCGAAGAGCCGTATGAGTATACACCACGCGCCGTCGTCGGTATTATAAAGAAAAACGAAAACACAGAAAAACAATTGAAAGTTATTAAGATGTTATTAAATAAATAAAGGATAAGAAATGAAAGATATGAGTTTTGACGAAAAAGTAAATTCGGTTATAAGTAAAGGGCTTTCAAGAAAAGAGCAAGATATAATCATAACCTGGTATGGAATAGAATCAACAGATGAAGATATATCGACAGAAAAACTTATGGCTTTAACCGCAGACGAAAACAATGTAGATATTGACAGAGTAGTAAGCGCAATGGTTAAGTTTCAAAAAAAATACGATATATTATTTAAGGAGTAATTACAATGACTTACAAAGAAAAGAAAAGAGTTATAAATACTATAATATTAGTAGTGATAGCGTTCGTGTTAGGACGCTGCACGATGTAGAATTTGGCGAAGTGATTTAATTATTACTGAACCAAATAAGAGCGACAGCAGAGAAATCTGCCGTTAAAACTAACAGGCCTGATAGAACCAAAAGGAGTAAAAAATGGCTGAATTTACACTGTTGAGTCCGAAATGGGACAACGATAAAATCAAAGAAATGTTCGATGTATGCGATAGCGCATTAGAGAACGAAGACAGATTTTATTATATTACCAGCGAGGACAAGTTGGCGTATTTGGAAACGAAAGCGACCAACAAAGCGGCAACTATCGCAAAGGTATTTTATACCTTGGGTATGTTGGACAGCGACCGCACAGCGAAAGAACAGATTGCTTGTGGAATCGTATGTAATAAAAAACATATGGAACAAGTAATGGGAGATTCGTTGAAAGCGGAGACCATTAAAGTATTGGCAAACGACATCAAATCATTGGTTGATGAAATCAACGATAAATTTGAAGCACTGTCAAATTTAATGGACTAAGAAAAGAAAGCCCTGGGCCGTGAAAGCGGCCCAGATACAAATAAAAGGATAAAAGATGAGTAATAAACAGAAAAGAAAAACCGAGAGTCTGTGTTATCGCTCGCGGTATAGATGTATGTCCACGCCAGAAGATAGATTGTTTCGGATTCTGGAATATAGAAACAAGAGTCACGGTTATAAGAAACAAAACTACTGTGATAACTTTTATTATATAACAACGAGCAATGAGTTGGGTGTTATTAAATCGCGCGGACACGATTCTGGAAAAAATCTAGGGAAAATGTTGCAGCGACGAAATGTAATAGACCGCTGGCATCGAGCAAATAAAGAACTGAACGGTGATAAAGACACTTATGGTGTTAAAGGTGTTATTATTAAACATAACCGTGTGCTTGATGATTTGAAGAAAACGCTCGGAGAAGAAGACGCTAAATATTTATCGGTATTCTTCGATAAAGAGGCGAAATGTAGTATGATAATAGATAAAAACTTTAAGACCGCATACGAACCGAGATATCGTGGCAGCGCTGTGTATCAAGGAGACTTGTGTGCCAGCGGCAGTTGTATGAGTTGTCGAGGCGAAGGTGCTGAAAGTTTTTATGGTAAGATACCGTGTTGTAATGTAGTAAGATTTGAGCAGGATGGAGAACAAGTAGGACGATGTATTATGTATGAATGGAAAGGTAAGAGACACTTCATACGCATATATGGTAAGCCGGAATATCTGCCAAAGATGTATAAGTTATTAAAAGCAGAACTAAAACCAGGCGATTTGTTTGGACGACAGCAATGCTTGGATGATTTGGTAGAGCGAACAAATATCACAGACGAAAGCACGAATATGTATTTGGACGGATGTTATTACGGTATGGTGCGGTCGAAAGATGAAAACGATAACGCAGTATATACTATGTGTACCGAGACCACAAGACACAAGGTTGTGGAAGAGACTGGTGGTGATTATAACGCTATGAAATCCACAAGTGGTGAAACACTTGGCGAGATATTCGAACCAGAAGAAGGTGATGAATACGGAGTTTGCGACCATTGCGGATGTACAATATATGAGTATGAAGAGGACTACTTGTGGGTAGATGATAATTTATATTGTTGTTCAGATTGTGCACACGATGCAGGATATGAGTGTTGTGATAAATGTGGAGAGTGGGGCTGGTGCGACGATGGAATTAGCACGGAAGACGGGTGGTTTTGTTGTAAAGAGTGTGCAAACAGAGCCGGGTATTACGAGTGTGAAGAGTGTGGTAGATGGGAATACGAAGATAATTTGCACGAAGTAAGAGGTATGTATGATTCCGTGTGCGAAAACTGTATAGATGAGTTAATAAAAGATGGTAAAATAAAGCAATGTGATTGGTGCGGTGAATATTATGATGCTTGTGATGGATATAAAATGATAAAGAAAGATGACAGAAGTGTTGTAGATATTTGTGATTATTGCCACGAAAATAGCACATATGTCCAGGCAAGTTATGATGACGTTGAAGAAACAAAGGAGGGTGAAGATGTAGACAAAGAATAACAAACTATAACAAATAAAACAACAAAACAACAAAAGGATAATAAATGATAAACTTTAATGAATATATGGGAATACTCGAGGCAGAGCGTGTGACAATTCACGATTTGATTGGGTATTTTAATAAAGAACAGATGGACTATGACGAACACGGAAATGTGTTCGTTGGGTTCAACAAAGAAAACAAGGGAAGTCCGATATTAGTATCGCATATGGACAATGTGTTGCACGGCGAACGAGTGCCGGTGTTATCATTGGATGGGCGGTATATTATGGGCAAGACAGCAGGTATTGGCTGGGATGACAAGGCCGGAATCATAGCAAACATTGAATTGTTTAAGCGAATGAAAGGCAAGGTCAGAATTATATTCACAACCGATGAAGAGATTGGTGGTGTAAGTGCTGGCAAGTTAGACCCGTCAAGATACGCAGACGCAAAGTATATGATTGAGTTAGACCGCAGAGACAAGAACGATTTGATTCAGTACAGCGGTAGCACTCGGTTATGTAGTGATAAGTTTGCGTTGTTGATTGAGGCGGAGGGATTCAAGAGAGCGACCGGGACATTCACGGATGTGAATAGATTCAAAGCGAAGATGCCACACATAGAGATGTGCAATTTGAGTATTGGATACTTCAATGCGCACAGTGACAACGAATACTTGGACATAAAATATTTCAATGAGATAGTTGACAAGGTGGAAAACATATTGAATACTTTCAACGACACCTATATTGATGACCAAGTAGATAAACCGACGACCTATGATAAGTGGGATAGGTATGATAGCAAAGATGTGTTTGATGATGTAGAATACTGCGACAATTGTGGCGGTGTTATACCACGCGGTGCACATTGGGAAACCGTAACAGGATTCAAGTGTTGTTGCCGTGAATGTCGAGATGAATTAGAAGATTATATGCAAGGAACAGAAGTAACAGCGGAGGATAATGATGTTGACGCTTAAGATGACACCAGACGATTACTTTGATGCAGAGACAGACGAATACGTATTGTACACAGGTACAAGTGTGAAGTGTTTGCAGACAGTAGTCAGAATAGACGACGATGGTACGACATGGGAATGTTATTTAACCAGTGTTGAACTGATTGAGGCAACCGAACGTGGCCGTCGTGATGTGTATTGTTGCAGATATAAGGTATATTAAATGAAACGAATAAGTATAATGCAGTTGAAAAAGAAACACAAAAACAAAAACTTTTTCTTAACAACGTTCTTTGATAATCACCTGCACTGTGCAGCAATATTCGAGGACGATATAACAGTTGCGTTGATAACCAGAATAAATAGAACACATTCGGTTGTAAAACGCGGCGGAACATATTATATATTTTAAGGAGTAACAAATGGAAAAACTTTTAACAAAAGAAAAACTAGAAGCGTGGCTTGATGTATTGAATTACTTTGACAGCGATGTTCAAGAGGCAGCAGAGAGAGAAAACAAAATGTCTTGGTATAAAAAATACGAAAAAGTTCAAGACGAGATTTACAATCTTATAAAAAAAGGTACAACAATGAAAGATGTATATGCTATTACGCCATACGATGAGGACGGATACTCTCAATATCGTGTGTTTGTAAAACGCGACCAGATTTTACAAGAAATCTTGGACGCATTTAGTGATGGATACGTTAGTGTTAACGTGGAAATCGCAACAAAAGAAATGTTAAACAACCAAACAAAAGGATAATACAATGTATATAAAATGGGCACAAGCACCAAGTGGATTCTACATCTGTATGGTAGAATTTAATAACAAACATTACTACGCGTCGGGACGCACAGCAGATATTCTGGAAAAGAATATTAAACGCACACTGTATATGGAGGAGCGAGTATCAGCAAGGCAAGTACATTTGGAACAATCGAAGAGCGACGAAATCGATTTAACATACGCAAGTAAAATGTTTATGTCTAAGTTTGTTAAACCAAAACCAGGTGCTCGACCAGCCGTCGTAAATAAAACACTGATTGCACCACCTAAACCACAGTTCGAATACATCACCGAACAGGATGGAAATGAAATGGTTGTATATGAGTTGCGTGAAGTGGCTCGGTATAAATTACATACCAGTAAATTGGTTGAAACACCGGTGATTCTAACACCCGAAACACCAGTATGCGATACCGATACAGAAAGTCAAGAGGAAAATTTGTAAAAATAATTTTCTGATTGGTTGACTTAAAAAGAAAGGATGGTATGTTATTATCACAGAAAGGAGATACCCCGTGGCAATACAATTCGTACAACTTCAGAATAAATCTCGAGTGAATTCGAAGAAGTATTACTATGGAGACCTTTCAAATAATGTGCTGTCTGGACAGATAGGTACATTGCTGCCTGGGGACTGCGTGGTGTTGGACATAGATAGTGCCGACCCACGCAGTTGTTATTATATAGAGTGGTTGACCGCAAAATACCCCAAAGTATTTGTCACCAAGACAGTAAAGGCAGGCGGATACCACATTTGGTTCAAGACCAAACGCAAATACAAACGAATGATAGGACTTGTATCCGTGTTTGGTTGGAAGTTCGATGTGTTGGTGGGCGCAAACAATTATATTGTTATGCCCGACAACTATGAAGGTCGTAGATATGTGAACGGGTTCAAATCGTTGGCAGAACTGGCCGCAGGTTGGGACAACTATGATGTCGAACTTGAAAACCTGATGGATACAATGCCACATGCCACCAGAATAGACCACCCGACACCATTGGATGCCATCGAAGGCGACCGCAATAGCAGTTTAATTGAATGGCTGGGTGCGTTCTGTGCACGCGGGGTACAAGTAGACCAGATTAAAACTTACACGCGTGTGCTGGCAAATATAACAGGCCTAGACGCACACGAAATCGAGAGCACTGTCCTGTCGAGTTTGGATAAATATGAAAAACGCGACGCGTCGGTGTATGAAACAGGTGACGCCGACAAGATTGGTGTTATCGCAGGCGAGGATTACTTTAGTACAATGATGAAACTGGTTGATTACATTATCAAGAACGGGGTAGCCGGATATGACGAGGCAACTGGCACTGGGTACTTCAAGTACGGCAATGAAAACGCCACCGGTATGACCGTGAAAGATTTGAAAAACAAACTGGTGTTGTTCTTCGGCGACAAATTGTACTATCGCCAGGGCATAGGCGAGAGCCAAAAGTTATCTCGTATCCCAGTGAGCGACCGCAACGTATTGTTCGACGAACTGTTCACGCGCATAACATACAACAGCCGGCACGATATATATAACAACCTGCCTGTGTGGGATAACACACCACGCATACAAAATTTCTTAAAAGAATACTACGACTGCGACACGAACCCAAGATTGTTCTGGTTGTTTATGACCGCAATCGTAGGGAAATTAAAAGACCCGGCGAACGCATACGTGCCATACTTCTTTGATTGGATAGGCGAACCAGGCATAGGTAAGACATATCTATGTCAGTTATTGTCGAACGGATGGATAGAAGTGTTAAACCCTGGACGCAGTACGGACGACGCACTGGTAAACATATACCAATCGAACGCACTGATTGCAATCGACGACGAGTGCTCGTTCTTCAAGGCAGTGGTCGGCAAGGGCAGTGGCTATGAATGGTGGAAACAATTCGTAACCAACAACAAAGACACGTTCAGTCGCAAGTTCCAACAACCGGAAACCCACCCGCGTTCGTTCATCATAGTACGAACAAGCAACGAACCCAAGACATCGTTTTGGATAGACGAACGGCGACAAATTATATTCGAATCCAAACTGCCAAAGGATGAGTGCCGTATATTAAAACTGCCAAAGACATACTTTGCACAGATGTTAGCCGAGGCCAAGGTGTATTATGAAAAGCACGGCGTATACGAACTGACCGACGACGACAAACTGACAATTCAAATGCAACAGGCTCAGTACTTCTCGACCGAAAACGAATACTATCAACAGGCGAAAGAGTACGTGGACTGGGTATGCACCACTCTGAATAAGAGCCGGTACAATTCGTTCGAAGATTCACAGTGCTATGTCAAGACACCAAACGCGGTGTTCGGATACGCAATCACGTGGTTGACGTACGCAAAGTGGTGCTCGCAACGGATGAGAAAGCCAATGTTGTCCGGGTTGTTTTGGAATCAGATTGGTGCCATCGCACGACAGACCGGAAAGGTTATCAAATCAAACAAGCGGTTGCCGTTGGATGGTATTGCGTCAACAGAGTTTGCGTCCGTGGTATATAACCCAGACGACATCCAGTTGCCGGACTACAACACAACGACCGAGGCCATAAACCTGGTTGAAGAATTTGAAAAGGCACAAGAAACCAAATCGTTCTTCGGAGACCCGGCGGTGTATGAAGAACTGGGCGTTAAAAAGAACTCGGCACTGGCAACAGAAAACAAACTGGTGCCTATGCCAGACATAGACAGGTACCTGCCGAAGTCAGTGATTGATTTCTTTGATACCACAACTGACCGAATCATACCGACCGCACTAAACATAAACGGGTTGGACTTGACCTATGGTTTGGGCGGGTTGCACTATGCCAAGAAAGATTACAAGGCTACCGAACCTGTGATATACCTGGATGTACAATCAATGTACCCGACCATAATGGAAAAGTATAATTTGTTAAGCCGTGCGGTTAAGAATCGTTGGACATTCGGCCAATGGTTGAAAGACAGGTTGGATGCGAAGGCACGTGGCGATAAAGAATTGGCCGACCAATTGAAACTTAAAATCAATTCGGTGTATGGCAATATGAAAAACCCGAACAGCCCACTGTACGACCCGAGTTATGGTTCGTCGATTGCAGTACTGGGCCAAAAGGTTATGACAATTCTCGTGATGGGGTTGCAATCAAAAGGTTGCGACATCGTCAACGTGAATACGGACGGCGTAATGTTCACGGGTCCAACTGACCTGTCGGAAATCTACACGTTCGTGAATAAATGGGAAAAGGCATTTGGTCTGACACTCGTGGAAGACACCTATGTCGAATTTGAACAGGCGGATGTCAATAATTATCGCGCCCAAGACAGTCAAGGCAACTTGATTGTTAAGGGAAAAAAATTTAAGGACGCCGCTTGACATTAACAAAATTGGATGTACAATGTACTTACCAATACAACCAAAGGAACTAATATGACTGATGTTAAGTATGATGACGATAAGCATAAATATCTTATCGATGGTAACGAGTTGAAAAGCGTTACCGAAATTGCCACCGAGATATTAAACCTTAACTTCGACCACTGTAAACACGGTGCGGCCGAACGTGGTACTGATATGCACTCGGAGTTGGCCAGGTATTTTGACCCGGCTGAAAATTTCACTGCCAAAGATTTCACTACTGACGCACCCGAACTCGCCAAGTTCTTAAAGGCTGAGCCTGATATGCGTACCGAAATGATAGTGTGGAACACCGACCTTGGTTACGCAGGCACGATTGATTTGTTGCGCGTCAATGGATTAAAGGTCACTGACATTATCGATTGGAAAACCGGCAAGGTCAACAAGAAGTACTGCACTATTCAATTGTCTTTGTATAAACTGGCATTGGAATTTATGGGATATGATTGCAGTGACGTTCGGCTACGTGTAATCTCGCAGACCGGCATCACGCCTATCGAGGCAAAGACTTGGGATGAGGTGCAGGCTATGCGTAAAGGCGAGTTCGAAACTGACGACGAACAGTTCGCCCGTGCCGAGGCACGGCTCGCAGAACTCGAACCATATGTCGCCGAGTACAATGAACTGAAAGAAAAACTCAAAGATTATTTTGTGCCCACGTTTGAACAGACGGGGACAAACAGATATTCTGGTGCTCTATACAGCATCTCGTATGTTGAGGCGAGCACGAGAACAGGCCTTGATTCCACAAGGCTGAGAGCGGAGATGCCCGAAGTGTATGAGAAATATCTCAAAGTCACCAAGGTATCCCCAACGATTAAAATTGTAAAGAACCAAGAGGACTAATAGATGTTCGATATAATGAAGGCCATCGCAGGCGTGGCATCACAAGGAATCACCTGCATCAAGAACGCAGACAACCCATACTTTAATAGTAGGTATGCCGACCTGCGTACAGTAACGAACGCATTGAAAGAACCTTTGCGAGTCGCTGGGCTTAGTTATTACTTTGCCCCGCAAGAACACACAGATGACGCTGGAAACAGATGGATGACGTGTGACTTGGTTGTGTTAGATGGGAAAACTTCAATGATTTTTTCATTCCCGTTTAATCAATCAGACCCACAAAAGATTGGCAGTGCATTAACATATGCAAAACGCTACCTGCTTACCACGGTGTTCAATGTGATTGCCGAGGAAGATGACGATGGCAACGAGGCATCGGATAACAAACCGAAGGTCACCAAAAAGAAACCATCGGTTATGACCGACGCACCCAAGCCCAACTTTTTTTAACCAAAAGGACTAACGATGAATGATGATAAAGATGTAAAACCACGCGTGTTCTTTGCGCGTAAAGACAACGAAGGTAAACGTTTCGCCAGTGGCGTTTGGGATGATGGCACCAAAGTGTACATCAAGAACTTCCGTGAAACCAACGATGGTTTAATTGCGGATGTTGATTACCAAACCGACGAACAGTATGAAAACAAACAGGGCAAGATGGTATATCGCCATAAGATTTGTGGTGCCCTTAGTTTGTCTTCGACTAAGGCGACTATGGTTATCGAACTCAACAATGTAAAAGAACGCTTGACTTGCGAACCGAGACAGGCTAACTCTAAGAAAACAGGTGAACCACTGTTGATTCTCGACTTCGGTAACGGTGCGTCACTGAACCCATACGTAGATGAGGTCTTGACTGACGAGCCGGACGGTGCTATGAATACATCAGAGCAACCGAAACCAATCGAAGTTGATTCAATCGACCAATTGGTTGACGATAATTTGCCATTTTAAGAGGTAATGATATGACCGCTCAAGAAGGAAGGGAACTTTTATTAAAGTTAAAAGATATCAAGGACGTCTTGGGCGGCCCTGTCAAAGTACGTAGCGTAATGGAACACGGGTTTAGTTTTATCCCAGATTGTATGACAGTACCGGATGCGTTTTGCAAACTGTATAAATCAAACACTCAATACAACACTATGCGGTTATGCGAAACGCCGGCCCACCAATACTGGATAGAGATAACCTTTACGGATGTTCCGTTTCGTAAAACAGAATACTGGAATGGTAAAAAATTCAAAGAGTATAAATAACGGGGGCGGGCATTTTATCTCCCTAGTTCCTTCCTTTCGAAACCGCCCCCACCAAATATAGGATTTACAATGGCTGACTTGTATGAAATGGCAAAGCAAATAATTGATAAGCGCGGTGGCGATGAATACAAACGCGCGTGGTTGGAACGATGGTTGTCAGACCCAGACCACGAGGATGAATTCTTATCACTGATGTTAAAAAAACAATTGGCTGATGCCCAGAAAAAAAAGAAAGACACAAGTAAACCAAAAAAGATAAATCTATGATTGAATATACGACGTGCATTATCAGAGATGGTATGACAGACCAAGAAATATATCAGACCATCGCAACATCGTCAGCATACTACGTGCTCGACGCTCGCACGTCGCCAGACAAACCATTGGATATGATATTCGATGAACAAAAACATAGAAAAGTTTTCAGCGGTGTCGCTGCGGCCATACCAACAGCAAGCCGTAGACCAAAGCCTATTAAAATTTCGTAACGGCGAACGGTATTCGCTTGTTACATTGGCAGTCGGTCTCGGTAAATCGTGGATAATGGTGTTTGTCGCACTGCAATTCAAACGCGTCGTTGTGTTACAGCCGTGTATTGAATTGGTTAAACAGAACCACGAGAAGTTAGCAAACGCAGGGCTCGACACAACAATGATTGACTCGGCACACAAAGGTAATTGGGATGCGGACTATATTTACACTACACCGCAGACATTATGTAAGCATTTGGATGACCTTGAAGAACCAGACTTGTTGATTATAGACGAAAGCAACGTGTTCTGGTCAGGCACAATGTTTAACGCGATATTTAATCGTTGGCGTAAATGTCGAGTGCTTGCGTTGACAGCAACACCACATTACTACGAGCGCAAGACTGTGTACAAACACGGGTGGATGTGCTCGCAAACAACCGTGCACAGCATATCGGAACAGTACGGCGAGAGCGTTATGACTATGACGCGTGACGAAGGGCGTAAGCAAGGGTACTGTCCACAGATAACATTCACGAAGTTGCGTATACCTTTAATCGAGGCACGCCACTTAGAGAATCGCCCGGCATATCAACCTTTGTTGGACGAACACATTAACAAACTGAACGTGTTGTTAAAGACGCTGAACAACGCAATCATATTCTGTGACAGTAAAGCACAGGCCGAATGGCTCAGCGAAATATTTAACATCCCGTGCATCTTTGGCGACACACCAAAGAAACAACGTGAACAATTAGTCGAATGGTTTAACAAAAACGAACTCCCGTTCGTGTTGACCGTGGGCTGTTTGGTTCGCGGATTCGATAAGCCCGACCTTGAAAACATAGTAATGCTGTCTAATTATAGTAATGCGAGCGAGGCGGAACAAATTGTCGGTCGGCTCAATCGTGGCACACAAAATAAAACTTGCTGGTATATCGGCAGGTTAAACTTAACACCTCCAACCGTGGGGGAAACATCAATCGTAAAAATAAAAAGGATGTACTAATGAGAAAAGCGGCATATGAAATGTTAAACATTCAACTCGAGCGGTTGAAAGATGTGGCGGACATTGTCGACGCAACTTCTGTGAAAGAAAAACTTTCAGAGATTGAATCGCAAGTCAGGGCTGTTATAAACGAAGAATATTTAATGGGTTCAACCAATCGTCGCACTTGTAAAACCGTGCGGTCAAACTTCGTAAAGAACAATCCGTCATTGTTGGCGGCGGCACAACAGATTATAAACCAACCAATTCAGATACCGATGAACATATCTGATTTGTTCGACGACAAATATCTGCGGGTTGTTGTCACGTTTGTGAAAGACCAACTGAAAGACTTTCGTTACTTTACATACAACGTGGGCGACCAACGGATGTTGGTTAAAGTTTCGGGCACACCGCTCGCAGACGAGGGAGAACACTTTGACCCACAGTTCTAAAACCGAATGGACATTACAGGTCGCTGTAGTTAAGACGTTGCGTGAACACGGGGTATTAGTTTTCTCTGTTCCTAACGAGCGCAACAGTGGTGTATCCGATATGGCGCGGTTGCGTGCCAGCGGATTGACCAAAGGCGCACCCGACCTTGTTTGTTGGACAACAGATGGTCAGTGTTGGTGGTTAGAATTGAAAGCACCTAAGGGCGTGCGGTCACAAGAACAAAAGTGTTTTGAATCTGTGGCCCAACGCCTGCGGATAAAATATATTTTGGTTCGCAACTTGACAGATATAGAGGTTATGCTATGATAAATATTAAGTACAGTATAGGCACAATTTTGGTTCGCAGGAAGAAGTCGAACATTCGTTGTGGCGATATGTTCGTAGTAGTTGAGGCGGCGCAAAGCGGAAATTGGTATCGACTATTAAGCCTACGAAAGAATGGACACTTCGCATTAACGCCTGTGAACTATGATACGGTTGATAAACTGTATGTTGTTATCGGGCGTACTAAAAGTATTGACGGGTTGTTGGAATTATGCAGGGGGTTAAACTTAGAATGATAACACAATGGATGAGAGAACATATAAAAGAATATCAAGACGCGCTTGATTATGTTATCGAGGCATATCAGGCCAAGGGATTAAAACGAAACACATTTACGGTGGCGCTAAAAGATATGTATGAATTGATGCGTGAAAAAGAAAAAGAATTAGATAAGGCCGCGGCTCGCAGGCGTCGTTGGGCTTTATCGCGAAAGGTTGGGAGAGCGGTTGATGTCTGACCGTGGACAAACATCGCTGACATACCGATGCTCCCAATAGTATGTCTTTGTCGCTGGGTAGAGTACGGGGACTCGCCTGCCTCATAAGCACGGAATATGTGGGTTCGAATCCCACCCCAGCAACCAGATTTGGGCTCGGCAACAAGCGTCTCCGTTGCTATGGTTGAGCCTCTCTGACATACGGAGTGCCCAAATAGTATGTCTTTGCGATTGTGGCGTAATAGTAACGTGCAACCTTGCCAAGGTTGAGTCCTCGGAGCGTAACCGGGCAGTCGCACCAATGTGGGGTACTGGATTTCTCCATTCTCATTTCTTTCTTCATAATACCAGTGCCCCACGCCAAGATTAAAAGGACAACCAATGACCGAAATATCAAAAGCGGTGGAATCCGCAAACAAGAATCTTGATAACGCACTGACGGTGGCCGTGGATGCGCTGAAAAGGATTGGTGCAAATTACCCACGGATGACGGATTTATACAGAATGAAAATAGCAAACGATGCCATTGAAAAGATTGCGGCAATACTGAAAGTTAGACAAAGGGGTGGGAAATGAAATATATTTGGTTTGGGCTTAAAGATTATTGCAAGGATGTGTGGCACGATTGGCTGTCTAACAGATTGCACAAATCACAAGGCGAACGATTATATACATACGACCACAAAGAAGACGAAATTTGTTGGGTCTTTCCGTGGAAAGAAGGCAACCTGTGGCACTACATACACCAACGCAAAATAGCAAAACAAAAGGATTAAACGATGTTCATTCTTATGGTTTTATTATGTTTCTGTATTGGGTATATTATATATCAACGCAGCGAAATTAAACGGTTAAACAACTGTTGGGACGATGTGTTTAACGCAAAGTTAGAATCCGAAGAGCGGTGGCAAAACTTATGCCGCCACTATCTTGACAAAATCACCGAATTGACCGCAGAACAAAAGGATAAGTGATGTCGTCTTGTTGCGATAAAGCAATTGACAACGGGACACTTGTTTATAAGGGGCGTGCCACTATTGTGTGTCCAACCTGTGGCAAAGACCAGATGTTAAAATTGGTTTGGGTTCACGATTGCGGATTTGAATACATAGACGGCAAGGGGTTGAAAAAGATAAAAACAGAACAAAAAGAATAGGTCAATAACCAAAAGGAAAGGAAATGAAAGCATTATTTGTAGAATCTTATAACGGGTTCCTTGCCAAAAATGCGACCGATGATTTGCGTTGGTCGGGGTCAATGGACAAGAAAATTTTTCGCTTGCTCACTTCGTTCGGCAGTGGCGTGTGCGTGTGTTCAAAACACACATACGACTTATTACCACAAAAGATGCTTGACGACCCAGCGCGCACTTACATTGTCGCAGAAAGGGTCGGCAGTAAATCGTTGCCCGCGTTGAACAATGTTTATCCTGACGCAATTCTTATCGGCGGCCCAGCATTTATCAAGGCCGCATACAATATGAGCATACTTGATACTATTGTGGTGACTACAACCAAGAGCAATATCACGGGCGACCCAAAGTATAAAAACCCACTGATTAAAAATTTGCAGCACCCAACAACCCAAATTGATTTTGGCGATATTATTGTTAGAATTTATAAAGCACAACACGGGGCGCAGAAATGAAAGATAAAAAATACGAAAAACAAAAGGATTAAATATGCCAGATGGAAGCGAACTTTGGGTGTGGCAACACATCTATGAACCAACACAATCACTGGACGGTTGGGTCGTCCACTATAAACAAAACGATACGTGGCAACAGAAAACATTTCCCGTCCACGAAAAAGCATATGACTTTTATTGGGCCAAGTATAAAGAACTCAAAACATTTTATAATATATTTTTAAGAGAACTGAGAGTCAAGTAATGGAACTTATAGCAGTACTCTTATACCTGTGGCTCCGGCAATTAACGGACTTGCTTTTTGACTACCTTCGTAGTAAACTGAAAGAACCGCCACCGCCCGTGAACACAACTGCTATCGGGTTTGAAATACTACCTGCGGAGATTGAGGATGACGAAGGAACAACTGATAAAACTAAAACGCTGGGGCGACCGTATAAAAAAAACCGGCCACTGTAAACATTGTGGCGAACGGTGTATTTTACCGCCTATGGAATAAAGAATCGGTTAAAAGACTTAGGGGCGTAACATTGAAAATGTACCCACGGACCGTTTTTGCCCTTGGTGTATTTCGGGTCTTCAACCCATAGGCCACACTCTGCCAATTTTGCCCGCCCAATCGATGTTTGAACCCAACGAGTCAATCCGCCATCCGGGTCGGCAATATCAACCGCACACCCATATAAGTGAGAACTGCCCATAGCAGACGGGTTGATTCTCTTTTGGTCTTTAAGAGACCGCAGACAAGACGACGCATACCGGGCTGGCTGAAATCCTAACTTATTAACTTTGCGACAAAGGTCTTCGAGATTGCGCAGGGTCACCGCATCCACCTCGGACTCTTGCCACTTGTGGCTCCCCGCTTGCAACAATTCTTTCACATCGAACTTCAACGCAAAAACCTCTTGACTGCATATACGATTATAACCAGCGCCAACATACCCGACACGCCTTTCCATTTTATCTTGTCTCGTCTCAATTCGGCTTTCTCTTTGGTACATTCGGTGTCGCACGCGGCCGCTTTGTTCTGTGCCATCGTCACCAAGAAATCTGTCGTCTTAGTCTTGCATTCACTAGGCAATGTTTCATACAAGGCACCAATTGTTTCTATCGCTTCCTGTGCCGCAACGTGGCTCGCCGCTTGTTCCTTGGCGCATGCACACAATACTAACGGTAATATTAAAAACTTTTTCATCTTGATAAACCTCCGTTCCTTATATATTCTAAATATTTCCACACCATCCAATCTTCTGTGGTCTTCCACGTTTCGTATTCTTCCGCGGTTAGCGCACCCTTTTCAGTATTACAACTTTTACACGCGTATACAATATTCTCGGGACTATTATCGTGGAACCTACTCCAGGGTTTTATGTGGTCTTTGGTCGCTTTCTTCATCGGGAACTCTTTGAGACAATACGGACATACAAATGTTTCGTTAGCCCCATATAGTTTCCGCCACTTCTTCATCACGCCCCCGCTGGTATCCAATTTAATAGTTGTAACAAACGCTCGCCTGACATTGCAATACACATTATAAACAGTATTATGAGAACCCAACCTTTCCAACTTTTTATCGCAGACCGCAACTCATTCCAAATAATACCATCCTTGCGCTCTTGCTCCACAGGACTATTTAACCGCTGAATAATTAAATCTAACTTTCCACCCTGTACCGCTTGTTCTGTTTTGATAGCGGCAACTGATTCTTTAACAGAATCTACGTCGTGCTTAAGTGCCATATAATCAACCATCTGGGCCTCCGCCAATTCAACGGCAAACCCGTTGAGTTTACCGGCTTTTTGAATTTTCTTAACAACTGCCTTTTGATGACACATTTTGTCCCTCATTTAACACACTCCATTGTACCACAGGTTGAATTTTTTAGCAACAAAAAACGGTGGCGAGCCACCGTTCTTTTAATATTTTTTATCAGCAGACGCACCACTCATTGAATCATAGTAGCACGCAGCAGATAAAGCCTTGTCCAGTTTCGCAATATCTTTTAGAATATCCGCACCAACTGACATTTGGGCTACGGTCAGGTCGCCAGATTCAAACATCTTCTTGACCTTGTCCAACAGCACAGTCGCGTGACGATACAAGTGTTCGCGCATCTGCATCTTTTCTTCGTGTGACATTATTCACCTCCTGTTGTTGTGGCCGCCTGTGTGCTGGCCAGCGCATCCGCTATCGTGCAACACACATTCGTCAGTGTGACGTGCGTTGTGTCACCGACGATATACCGACCGCGATATACTTTACGCGGACACAATCTGTCCGTCCGTATTGGGAATCCCCAGATGTCAAGGATTGGAACAGCGGTGCCGTTGATTGTCACGGTGTATTCCACTGGTGCGCCAGTAATGATGTTGTTCGGATTCAGGCAAAGGATTAAGCCGAACTCATCAAAGTTAGCCACATTGTTCGGATTGGTCACGGTAAGAACACCAGCCGTAGTAAGGTTGGTGGCTCTGTGTATATGTTCACAATTCATATCAACCTCCATTATTTTAAAGTTTCCGGAGAAACATTTTAAAGTTTCCCCGGGAACATTTTAAAATCCGCAGCCACAGCCACAACCCGAGCAGAAAGGAGATTGCCCAGCATTATAACTGAAAGTTGTCGGATAACGCACGACACCAGCAACAGCACGGTCCAACTCCAGCTGGTTTATGCGCCCACGGAGTGCATCAATCTTATTTTCAGACATTGCATCCAAGACCTTTTGAACCTGCGCTGTCGTGTTTGCGTTGATGGCCGCTGTGTTCTGTGCGTTCGCATAGTTCACACCGTCAATCGCACGCAAGGTCGAGCAGCAACATTGGTTCTGATTCGCCATAACCTGTTGCAAGGTTGAGTTGATTCCCAAGACATCACGGTCTAATTCCGCATACTTGTCGCCAATATAACTCGTCAAATCGTGATAGACCTGATTGGTCGCCGACAACAATTCGCGTTGGTTAGCCATAGAGTTTTGGTTGTCAAAGCCCTGTTGCATTTGGTTTTGTATTGCCTCGGTTCCGAAAGCACCACGGTTGCCAAATCCCCAAGCACCGCCACCGCCCATCAAAAGAACGATAAGCAAGATTGCGAACAGGCCGCCGTCGCCACCACCAAAACCGAAACCACTGCCACCGTAAGGATAGCCCCAACGGTTGCCTAACACCGCGCTCATATCAGCAGGTGTCATAGGTGTTGTTTCTGCCATTGTATTTCCTTTTTAGTTAGTCAACCCCGCTGAACGCAGAAGTTCCGGGGGGAGTTGATTCAAGTCAAACCCACAAGACTTGGCCGTGTTAAGAACGGTTTGACGCTGTTGTTCTGGCGTCTTGCCGTCCATCATTTGTCGCACGGTTGCCATCAGTGGGTGATTCGCGAATTGTCCTTGCATATACTTATTCAGTAACGTCGATAACATTGGATTCATTTGTGACCCCTAATTTCTTTTCAATCTTTGTAATACGGTCCAGAATTTCTTGTGTATCGGTCTTACGCGTTTGGTCCAGTTGTAAAGAAAAAGTTTTCAACTCAACCAACCCATCATTATTCATACGGCGCATAAAGATTTTGCCGTCACGGTTGTTGATGCCGAGATATAAAGTGTTCGGCATTGGGTTGATAGTTGATAATTGCTCGGCCGTGTCAACAAAGTATGATATGACCCGTGGGTCTACGTGTTGCGGCAACTGCTGTATAGGCTGTGCCACCGGCTGTTGCATATAGGGAGGGGTGTAATATGGATTCATAAAAAAACTCCTATGTTTGTACATAGGAGACCGTAACAAAAGGAGTAACAGTTTTGAAGTGTAGTAATTATAGTGCCAATTTAACAAGAAATCAAGCGTTCTATTGCCCGTTTGTGGTACTTGAACATATTAGATTGGTCCATACCAAGTTCAATTGCGATGGCGGCGAACTTCATTTTTGTTGTGCCGGTATACCGCATCATCAAGATGCGACGTTCTGTTGGGTTTTCAATATAATCTTCAATCCAGGCCTTAAAAAACTCGGGGTAACGCTTACCAATACGGCGTAAGAATATATGAATGAAGAACAGATATACAACTTTATTTTTAATAGCGTCCATTTCCTTTCCTTTTAGTAACAGATTAGTTTGCCGAGATGTCGTGAACCGTATCAAGCGAACCAGATTGATTTATTTCAACCCGCGAGCCCTGGGGTTTGAAATATATAATAGCCCACACGACGTTTGTTACTATAAATATAGCCAAAAAAATCTTAAAACACAGAGAGACGACTTCGGCAATCAGATTGGGAGTTGGGACAGATTTATTTTTCATATGTAAATCCTTTTGTATATTCGATTGTATATACACACTACCACACGAATAATCGATGTCAAGAAAAAAATAACCCCCTTAAGGGGGTTACATTACGCAATCGCTGTAATAGTCGTGACGGCTGTTGTTAAGCGTTAGCGTTTGGTATCTCAAGGACCGGCGCAACAAAATAATTGTAGTTCTTGTTGACACTGCCATTGGGACCACCGGCGGTGTTGTGCCAACCGTTGCTTGAACTATACTGGCTGCTTGACCATATACCTTGGTTGTTTGGGATTACCAATGTTGGATTTGCGGTTACTGTTGGGTCTGCTGAATTTACTTCTACTCGCCATTCTAACACCTTTAACAGTTCCATCAAGGTCGGTAATTGCCCAGCGTAAGAATCTCCGGCAATAGTAAATGTTTGGGCACGACAATGGCTAACTGCTGTTGATGTTAAACCGCTTGTTGTAGCCTGTGCTAATATCTTATCACAGTTAAAGGTTGCCGTTTCCTTCGCGCTATATATGGCTGCACTTGCATAATTAGGCAGATTGGCAACCGCCGTGTTAGATGACAGGTATTGTCCAGATGCCAAACGATATGCTGCGTCCAATGCAACGATAGCGTATTCAACATCGTTTGCGTCATAATGAAAACCGACAACCGTTCCAATAGAATCTCCATTTACATCTTCATATACCCTGTCAAGCAGTTTGTATTTTTTATGGCTCGCAGGACCACCAGCAGGGACATTTACAACAAAGTTATTAAACCCTGTTTTGTTCCCGCTGGCGACATAAGTACCGTTTTCAGTGATTGTTGTGGTGTCATAGTCCAACATACGCAAAGCCGCAAAGTCGTCAACAATCGTTTGCATTGGGGTTGTGGTCGTTACACCTGGCACACCCTGTGCCGTCAAGCGGTCAACCATTGCTTGTTTCATTTGTGCCAATGCACTAGTCAAAGTAGTTAAATCTGACATTATATTTACTCCTTGTTTTAACTGTTATTCGTTCCATATAAGAACATACTTATTTGGTCGCACGCTGTCGCAATCTCTGTTGATTCAACATAGGTCGTGCCTTTTATTGCGTTTTCAATGGTTATGTAATTTGCGTATTCGTCAACACCACCACCGCCACCACCTTTTACAATCTGATTTATAATCATAATCAACCCCTTTGGTTATAACATTACCACATTCACGGACAAGTCCGTCGTTGGTGTTGTTGAACACGTAAACGTAAGTGTTCCCGCCGCTTGTGCCGAACAGATAATACCCGCATTTGTGTACGCGCTTTGGTCTGTCGGGTCTGGCGATACCAACACAACACCTGTCGCTGTCATACCCGTCACATTGACCGTTTGCGTACCGGAACTCCAATCCGCCGCCGCAAGTGTGACTATCGTGTTGACCTTTGTTAAACGGGCTGTTGGAATCGTGCCATCATAATCTAAAAGTTTATATGTGGCACTAACACGATTTTTTTTCAAAGCAACTGCCATCGTTCCAGATTCTGAATTACTTGCTAAATCTGAAGTGTTGTTTCCAAACCCAATAAGAATTGTATCAACAGCACCACCCGACAAAAACCCACCGACCAGAATGGTGCCATCTTTATTTGTTGTTATTTTACCGCCAACACACACACTTCCTTGCCCAGATGTTATTTGTGTTCTGTCGCCAATAGCAACACAATTTCCTTCTGATTTTGTATCATATCCAATGGATATGCCGTTGCCAACAGCATTATGTCCAATAGCAACACCATAAGCACCAGTTGCGTTTGAACCATTTCCAACATTCACTGTTCCATATTTTGTTGAAGCGGTTCCAGCAATACTAACTGAATACGTTCCAGTCGCCGTGTTCGTCAATGTCGGGCTTGTCACGCTGATAACACCACTTGTGATGTCAATACCTGTGCCTGCGGTATAACTTGAACCACCGCCACCCATTGACACTTCTTCCCAAGAATATGTCGCTGGGTCTTGTCCATCACTCACGCATTTATAGAATCGCCCATTGGTGTATGTTGCGTCTGTAGCACCGACGAACTGATATATCTGTCCTTCTAATGTGGAATCCGCTGTCGTCATACTAGACACTTGAACCGCCATAGAACCTGCTACTGTTGGAACTGTTATATCGTTGCCATTGTTGATTTTTTCTGTGTAAACATTTCCCCACTTTGCGTTTGCTTTACCTAGTGTGGCAATACTGCTAACATTTGATGGCGTCACGTAGTGTACTTTAAGGGTAGCGGGTCCTGTTGCAGCATAAAAACCAGCACCAGTATAAATAGCAAGTGTGTCGTCTGTCTGACAATACATTTGAACAAACCTACTAGCATTGGTGCTTATAGGGAATCCAAGTGCTTTTGAACCATATTGTTTACCTTGTAATTTAAGGTCAACTTTAATAGAATCGCTCCAACTAGCGTCTGTACCATCTGTGGTCAAGAACTTTCCGGCGTTCCCTGTTTGGCTTGGCAATTCATCTGGAATAACAACCGCCCCTGTTTGCCCATTGACAGATGTCACCTGACCCTTAGTGTCGGTGTCTTTCCAAGCCATTGTGCCTGTATCCCAAACCCAAACTGTATCTGTTGACCCCAAGATAGCAAAGTCACCATCCGCACCTGTCGGATGCGCAGTTTGCAGAGCCGTCAAGTCCGCATAGAACCCAAGGTTATGTGGGTCAGAACCACCGCCGGAACCTTCGCCCGCTTTATGAAATAATTTTGTGGCAATAAAAGTCATCTTTGTCCTCCTTATTCGCCTTCATTGTTGCCTAGGTCTTCTGACCCACTAGAATCTCCACCGTTATCAGGTTCTGGTTCTGGTTCTGGTTCCGCCGGTTCGGCAACCTCTTCCAACTTAAACCCAGCAACATAAATTTCTGCCGAACTATCAGAACAACTAAACGATAAAAATCTAACAGAACGGGTCAAATCACATTCGTATATTTCCCCTTCAACTGCTTCCTCTGTGGACACAGGCAGGTCAGCATACCCGCCAGCATAATCGGGATTCGTTGTAGCACGAATTGTGACCGCGGAATCCGCATCAAATATTTCAACCGTTGCCGGTGTGTAATGTGCCGGGCTAGACTCGCTCGCCATCTCGGTTTTATATAATTGGTTAAGTTTTACTTTTATTGCCTTGCTCATTTTTTCTCCTTTTTATTATTCACCATTTTCCCACAACCACGAATATTTTTCTATGTATTCTTGTAGTGTCATTTTATGTCCTCTTTTATGCTGCCATACCACATACATACCAACAAAGCGGGACTGCGGTTGTCCCAGATGCCGCATAATATGCCAACTGTATATCCGTGGTAGTATAGGCCGACACAGATGCAAACTTGTTGCCCCCTTTCGCAGAACAAGTAATCGTATAATGTGTATCTTGCATTTCAACAGGCAACGCTACACTTACAGTGCTTGTTGTATCCACTGTTTCACCGCCTTGTTCAACCCAACCATCAGCATACTTACGATACCAAGTGTAATTGTTGCCTGCTGTTGGTGCTTGGAATGCTATTACTTCATGACCACTTGCCCCTCCTGCATCCAAAGCAATTGTTCCCCCACTTGATTGGTTTAATGTAAATGACCCTTTTGTAATGCCGCCTTGTGTTATTATGATTGTTGAATTATTAACCTTCTCTATTAACGCAACTTTTTCAGCCGTGGCATTCGAGTTAATGGCGGCCCATTGGTCTGCAGTAAACGAAGAGTTATTCAAATTATATTCAAACACCCAAGAATCATTCGCGTATTTGTAACGGCTGTATACAGTATTGCCCGCTTGGTCTGTCGACACAACAAACCCATAATCGTTATCGTCTGCCGTAACTGCCTGCAAATCAGCCAAGGAACTATATGTCCCCCGGAATGTCGCAGTTGACGTAGCAATAGAACTATTTACAAAGTTTTTGTCAGCCAACTGATTTTCGCTTGTGGCTTGTGCTGGGACTAAAGATTCTAAATCATCAATGTCGCTTTCGCACTCTTGAATACGATTTTCGTGGTCTTGCGGGACTTCCCCAACAAACTGAATATAACTATCAATCTGTTGGTCACGCATAACCGCTAAATCAAAATCCTCTTCGATTTGTTCCGGGTCAATACGACCGATAACATAATCAGATAATTGAACCAACGGAATGTTACGAATAATGTCCAAACGGTCGCCGGGTTCCACGGCAGTATCAACAACTATATTCAATCCGTTTCCAGAAATCGTGTAATCAACACCATAAACTAACGGAGTATTAGACAGTTTGTTTTTATAAACTTTTATCTGTGGTGACCCATCGGGATTGGTGTTATATACAAACCCAATGGCGTATTCGGTAACCCCGCTCGCCACTATGTATGTTGATTTTGCCGTTGTGTTCGTAATCATTCTTTTACTCCTGATTTTATGTTATCACTCTTCGTCATTTTTTTCAAGAACTTCTTTCTTAATTCCGGCTCTTTTTGCAGACCGCGATGGTGTAAATCCAGCCAACATTAACCGCCCCGCATAACGCACGTCCGGGTTCGGGTCATTTAATAATGACATACCCAAATACGTATTCCATAAATTGTCCGCGCCAACCGGCATACCTAACGCCGACATCGCTTTTGTTATCACGCGGTCATATTCACCTTTCTTCAAGGCAGAAATACCATCAAGCGCGAAGTTATAAATCGGCACCGACATACCGCTAACCCGTGAATCACCAACCAAATATGATATTGCCGGTGTGATAAACGCATTGCCAGCGACCATACCACCAAACACTTGGTCTAATAATGTATTGCCCAAAGCCTTTACGGTTTCTTCTTGTACCTTCTCATCGTCATCCAACAAGTCCCAAGCACCCGCCGCCAACAATGAGTACAGCGTCATAGAGATGGCGATAGACACAACATTAGCCAAGGCTTCTGACTTTGTGGCCGTTCCCATCTTAACTTCATCAAACGTGCCTAAGATACTCGCCCATTTCGCCACACCTTCAGACGTGAAGGCAAACACTTGCCCCATCAAACTTTTGTTCTGGAGTTTTTGAACCAACGGTTTCATCGCCAAGTTACTGGACGATTGGTGCTCAATGATGTAACGGTCAAGTTTGCGAAACGCCTCGGCTTCACTCATACCCTGGGCCATAAAGTCCTTAACCAAACCATACCCACCATAAACGTTGGCTATCATATCACCAGACTGCATAAACAATTTCAAACCCGCGTCACCCATCATATCCATAACCGCTGAAAATTTTGCCATATTCTGGGTCTTATCTCCAGTCCAGTCCATCTTAGCAAACGCTTTCGATACGCCCTTCATAACCGGCGCAGTACTACCGCCCAACGTGCGTTGGTCTAAGTATTCGTTAATACCACCAGCGGCACCCCAGCGCTGTTTGATTTCCGGGCTATGTTTCATCATATAATCAAACGTGTCCTTGAAATTGCCCAGCCCTTCGGCAAACGAATTCCAATAACGGCTCTGGTCTTGTGCACCACCCCAGAACATAAAGACGTTTGCGATGTTTTTTGGGAACGACATCATCTTGTTTGCCAAAATAGATTTGATGATATTGTTGCCCATCTGAGTCAAAGTTTTATTGCGTGACGCATCGAACATTTGTTCTTGCCCGTCTTGCAATTCGCTTTCAATCAAATTCATAAGATTGCGATACCCGTCTTCGCCAATAACTTGACGCACTTCCGCAGCAACCTGAGCGGACGCACGCTTACGCGCGTTGTCTTGTTCGAGGTCAAACGTATACATCGGGCCCATTTCATTCTTATCAACCCCTGTATAACGGAATATATCACGAGTGCGTTTCATTGTTTGGAAATAGTTGGATTCGTGTGACGCCCAGCGAGATACGTACTGCGAGAAGATACGGCCCGCATCCGTGATAGCAATAGCGTCATCCGTATTCTGACGAGCCATTAACGAATCAATCGACAACTCATCAAACAATTCGTGCTCCGCATCCAAGATTGGGAAATAATGTGCATACTTGGATTTGCCAAACGCTTTCTCGTACATCGACATCAACTGGTCTGACATATGTAACGCAAACGCCTTTTCGTCTTCCGATAACGTTGCAATTATGTCATCAATGTTCGTTGTGGTCGAGCGTTGTATGCGGTCGCCAAAGCCCTGTTCTTTCATCAAATACACATACATCGCTTCCCAACCAGTAATATCGCGCGTTGATGTGATAGCCGGGTTAGCCGGGTCAATCATCTCAACCCCAGTCATCCGCGCAAACCCAAGATTAGTCACCATAGTTTTATATTTGAACATAAACTCAGTGTTAGTCTTTGGGTCGCCGAACAAAGGTTTCAGACGCGCCATAAACTCATCCCAATACCGAGAACGGATATTTTGTTTCGCGGAATACTTGCCAGCAATATCCAATTTCTCAGCCACGTCACGCCCAAGAATTGTAACCAAAATACGGTCAAGCCCCCAGCCCCAAGATGAAGACGATGCCCATTTAACAAATTTGTTCATTGGCTGTTTCAGGCGTTGAGTCAACCCCTGGTTTGCCATATTGATGTCATCGGTCAAATCACGACCATCAATCTTGGTGTCAGCGGCAATTTGTTTCTTTTCTTGCTTGCCCGCTTCGAACGATTCTTTAACGGAATCTTTCGCTAACGCTGCTTTCGCCCAATCTTGTGTTTCGTATTGGATGCCGCCTTTTTCAAACTCTTTGTTTCCTGTCCCCATAGAATTGTTTATTTGCCCACGCGAATACGGTTCGGTCAAAACATCTGTCACCGTAACTGTTCTGTTGCTGTCACTATACTGGAGAGTGACGCCTTTTAATCCGTTAGCATACTTCGGGTCTTGCAAAGCACTACCATATACAACAACATCCATAGATGTTACACCAAGTTCTTTTAACGCTTGTGCTCTATGGCGCCCTTCGTGCTGATTGACGATTAAGGTGTTTGGTGCCGACTCTTCAACATCATGCCCGGACGCTAACAAAAACGGCATCGCTATTGTTTTTCCGTTTTTAATAGACTCTTTAATAAACGGTACGCTATCAGGCGTGTTTTCCATACTTGGGGATAAGGTCAAGTATTCGTCTGGTGTCATAGTTATTATAGCACTTTTCCAATCACCTTCTTGGGCATACCTATTTGTTCCTGTTGCACCAATACCATCGTTATTATCGTATGCGACCTCAGTGCCATCGCCCAAAGTATATGTATATGAACCCACCTCGTGTTCAACTCCATCTTCGTGTACTTGTGAACTGTCGGTCGTTGAGCCCACAATGCCAATCGCCGTACGAACCAAATCCAAATCTGATTTTGCTTCCACGGGTTTTGGAGCCGTTTTCTTCGCTTCGACTCTACGCTGACGGACTTCTTCTACCGCCTTGTCATACCCTTCGCGGAACATCTTGTCGCCCATAGTTACGAAGTTCTCCATCGCATCTTGGTCGCCATCAAACAGGTCGTTGATTTTTTGCATACCTGTCGCATCCGAAAAACTATCCATAACATCAAACAGTTCGCTCAACATATCTTTATTGGCTAAATATTCGGCAAAATCATTAAAGCCCTCGCTGTCTTTGTTGAAATTACGCAACGCACGCTTAATGTTATCAGTGCCATATGCGTCTATAATATCCGCCAAATGGCCCATATTGGCCTTAGTGACCCGTTGTAATGCGTCTTGAAAATCAACAATACTTTGTCTCAATGCCTCGCCGTCTTTGCCTTTGAGAGCACCAAGTTGATTCATCACTATGTTTGCGTAAGACAAGAATCTGTTGGCTTCTGATTTTCCAAGCCCGAACGCTTCCGCAGAACGTTTACCAAGCCGTGCAATCGTTTGAGCAAAATATTCAGACGGGCGCCCCTTGCTTTTGCCTTTACCTTCACGGTCAGTATAAAGTTCACGGGCTTTTTCTTTACCAAATGCCAACGCTATATTGTTGTAATAGTGTTCAAGGAAATCCCCAAACCCTTTCTCACCAACCATCGCGTCCATCCAATGCGACATTTCGTGAAGGATGCTTGCCATTTTATCTGACTGACGTGACGCCGGAACAAAATTTGAATCCAAGCGTCGCGCATAATCAGGCGATATGTTTGTATACTCTGTATTGCTACGACCTTCGTGAATTCCAATTTCGTTTTTATTGCGGTCATAATACGAATAACCTTCCGCGTTTTTAGCCACAATAAACTTCGGTATTGTAAAGCCTTTATATTTCGGATTGTTTGCATTAGCAACAGCCGCAACCACATAAGCCCCACGCACAATACCTTTTATCATACTGACTTCGGCATCAGATAAACCATTGCGGATGCCCGCTAACGCCAAATCTGTTTCTGAATCTAATTGACGCATCGTCTGTGACGAAAACACATCGCCTTGGAAGTTGCTTTGTATTGCCTTTAATGTCTGTGCGAAGTTACGACGAGTTTCTTCTGGTATCGCTTGAATCCCACCTTTTTGAGCCAGCCGCAATTCTTCTATTATCGCATCCGGGGCTTCCGATATTGCCGCGCGTAATATCCCCATACGCTGGCTTTCATCAATTGCTCCCTTCTCAATCATTTCATCTATTGTCGAATTTAATATTCCTAACGCTGATGCGTATTGCGGACCAACCCCTGCCGCTTCCGCTAAAGCCATTTGGTCGGCTAATTTGGCGTGACGAATGGACGCTGGAACACCGAGCAATCTTAACGCCCCGGCCGACACACCCGCAACAAACAATCTATCTATTGGGTTTTCTTGAAAGTCTGGGTCGTACCAACCTTCCACTGTCTCTTGTACATCTTCAAGCCCTGCTTCAGCCAAGACATCCAAGCCTTCTTTTTTCAAATAATGAAGAAGCCCACGATTTTTCCAACTCTTAACTATGTCTTTCCCGGCTTTGTAAGTAAGGGTTAGCATACCCATACCACCCATAATTTCTGCGACATCTGTGGCTATAACCACACCAGCCCCACCTGTTGCATATGCCCGCGCCCATTCTGGCGACACCCCGGCATCTAATGCTTTGTGGCGCAATTCGTTTACTTCCGACAGACCAAATATACTTGCCGTTAAAGCCGGAGCATTTACCCCAATATTTAATCCCATTAACCCTCTTGCGGTCAACACCATACCTAAGGCACTGCCCATACCGCGCCCCAATTCCGCCTTCATCGATGTGTCTGACATATCTGCATCGTATGTTGCCAAAACAGTCCGTTCTATTGGGTCAAGCGTTTTATCAACAACGTCTGCCATTTGTTCCACGGCGACCTGCGTGTCCTCAAGTTTATCAGCGACGCCTTTAGCCCATCTTCCAAAACCTGTATTTGCTAACGCCGAACCTGAATTACTAATCAACTGGAACGGGTTTGCTAATATGTTGGCCAATGTATATGTTGACACTAATCCTGCACCCGAAATCGCTTTTGCTGTACTTGGGATGACGTTCATCAACATTTTTTGTGTTCCGCCAACTAAATGAGACCACCAACTTAATGAACCATCACGAGCCAGCGGTGTGTATCCTATATAATTTTCCGGCTCTCTATTTGCACCGACCGCGAAGTACGCCTGCGCCATTTGCGCCAACGCGTCTTTTTCTTTTATGTTTAATTCCGGCCACGGCATCGCATCATAAGTGTTTGGGTCAAACAACAAATGTTTACCATCTGAGTCTGTCACATAAGACGTATTGTATGTGTTGTCAGGTATCGCCGTCCCTGTTACCGTGCCCATAGCATCCGGCGACATATCTATACCACGACCTTCGCCCGACGCCTCTTCTTGCAATATCGGAGCGTCCTGTTTTTCCAAACCCATACCATATAAATGAGTGGTTGCATTAGTATCTGGCGTAGAGGCCGCAATGTTATCCGCTTCTTGTTGAGCCACGGCTGGTGACGTACCCGTTAATTCATCAATCTGGTCTTGTATATCATTCATTGTTCGCCCTCTTTTGTGCATCCGTTATCGATTTTCTAGTGGTTGACCCACGCCATATAGTATCCAACATATCTTTCGCTGGTTGCAAATACGCCCCGCCCATCTTGAAATCTTGGTCTTCACGGGTATAACCGGGTTCTGGCCTCGCCAAATATGCGGCTAACTGACCTGAATCTCTCGACGCCTGCGCGGTGCTCGCCCACTTATCAACCTCTTTCATTATATCTTTTTCTGCATCAGTTAGCCCGCCACGAAGAAAATTAGTATAAAACACATCTGTCCTTTTAACATCTTCGTCCGTCATCTTTTTATTATAATTGCCATCACTAACCAAACCGTCCATCGTCATCATCAGAGACTCTACATATGTCCTATCGGTCTGCGCTAATCTTGTCCCCTCTAAGCGGCCGGCATCTCGAAACGCCTTTAACACAAATGCTTTTACTAACGTGTATTCCCCAACCGTATCACGTCCCATATCTTTATCGAAGTCACCCTTCCAGGTCTGAATCACATCTTGTAACAACCCACCGTCTGTACGACCCGGCGCAGCGACATCTGTCCCTGAATACCATTCGCCACTATTCAAATACTTGCCTCTAACATACCCGGGCAAAGACGACGTATTTTGCGGTTCTCTACCCGTTTTTATACGCGCCACCAATTCAACCCCTGGGTTGATGTTTGTCGCTTTTTCACCGCTCCATAAGATATTGTCGGCATAAAAGTCTGGCACGTTCAACGCTTCTACACGCGCGTTAATTTCATTATCAATCAACGAATCTATGTCTTTACGAGTGCCTTCCGCAACACGGCCATATCTATTCACGTCTTTTCGCATATCGTTTAATTTTACAATCATACGAGCGCGATTTGACGAGTTGTTATCCTCGGCTTCTTTATATTCGATTGTCATCTTGCGCAAATCGTTTTCATATAAATTTTGCCGTACCTCTTTAGCAACATTATATTTATCGTACGCGTTAGTTAGTTTCGTTGCAAACGCCAAACGTGTCGACGCTGGATACGAATCCATATACAACAGTTTCGGCACCGGGTTACCATCCTTATCTATCTCGGTACCAATAACTATCGGTGATGGGTCTAACCCAACTATCTTTTTATACAACGCGTCCTGCGATGGCTCGTCTTGTTGCATCGAATATGTGGCATACATCTCAGTCAGCAATTTTAAGTTTGGGTCGTCGCCTTCTTTTTTTGCTTTTTCAAGACTTTCTAATTTGTTTTTGGCAGACGCATAAGACACAGAGCGCTCATACGCATTTAATGTGTCATATTTTTTCGGATTGCGTAAATCAGCCATTGTTTGTTTTACGGCCGCTTCACTACCGTTTAACCCATTGTTAACACTTGCGGTATCATATAAATGTTTTGCTTTGAACTGAAGTTTCGATATCGTCTCAGGCGAAGATAACCCTTCCAATGTCTTTGCAATTTTTTCGTTAAGCATCCATTGCAGCCCAGCCTTACCGCGGTTCAAGGCTTCAGTTGTCCACTGCGGAATATTGACTTCAACATCGTTTTCTAACTGAGATGTTTTCTTTTTTAATATCTTGTCTGACACCGCTAATTGCAATTCGTCAAAATAAGTTTTGTTCTCGCGCGTAAAACGTGTACGCGTAGCGTCATCATATCTATAAAACGCTTCTTGAACTTTGCTTAACGCTTTCTCAGACAAATCATCGTAATCTGCTGTGGCAGATGCAGCATCATCAATCAACTGGTTTGCCTCTTTCTCGGCCAAAGATATATCTGCTTTTAATTCATCATCCAAAATATTGCGTTGCCGCTCTCCAATTTCGTCAGCCACGTTACTCAAACGATTAAACGCATCCGCCAACGGCTGATAATCCGGTTTATCAAATGATACTTTCTGTGGCTCTGGTGCTTCCCAACGAATTTGATTTGCGTGTAACTCTGGCATTACTATCTCCTATCTTACACAGATGTCCCATACATTCCGTTATTTGTTACCGGGCCACTAAATGTAGTTCTCGGTGTGGTTTTACCACCTAACATTCCAGTGCCGTATATGTTTGACACCCCTCTTGCTGCAGCACCAATCGTGTTTATTGATGAGGCCAACACCCCGACCCTACGATTGCGCTTTGCTATTTTCGCGTTATACTTGTAATTCAGTGCTGCTGTTTCGTGTGCCGCTGCTTCCGCACCATAACGATAACGCAGTGCTGATAAATCTTCCGCCAAATTAAAATGCGCCCCACGTAATGCAGACTCTGCTGATGTACCAAGATTACCTTGGCCTGTCATTACGTTTAACCCCGCGGCTATTTCGTGACGTACCGCTCTATAATGCTGTGTGGAATTTAACGATTCTTCTTGGTATGCTTGTTTTTGAGCCTGACGTTCTTGTTGTTCGTTGAATTTGTTTTGGGCTTCCTGTACTTTCCCCGCCTGATAATTAGACACGCCAGACACAACTGCCGATGCAGTACCTGCTACCGCCGCTGCTACCGCTGAAACCGCTGCAATCGTCGTGAACGCCATTTCAATTCTCCTTTACATACACATAATACACTGTATCGTCTTTTTCTTCAACTACTTTTGTTCGTTTGAATCCAAAAAATTCTACGAATCTTTTGAACACCGGGTTACGTTCGTCTATCAACACAACAAACCTTGTCGCAACCCTGCTAAATATTAAGTCCTTGCAGAACTGTACCGCTTCTCTCGTATGGTTTTTTATCTCTTTGCTAAAAACACCCCAGACCCCCAACGTATCTACCAGTTCTTCCGCGTCGTATCTTATACATCCAATCGCCATTATTGGTTGCCCATCACACTCCATTACTCTTATTTCATCGCTCTTATCAATTACATCCGGGTCTACCTTACCGTTCTCGGTGCTGTTCGCTAACAACACAACGAAATCAGATGGTACAGCCCGCCTAAATTTACACGTCATATGTAAATCTCCTGTATAGATAATAAGTTCATTGGCTCTGGTGTATCACTCCGCAGGTTAATTCCAACCCCCGCTGTATTAGGATACTTCCCTTCGCCTTGGTTCTGTGCTTCCGCGTATCCTAATGGTATATCTAATTTAATATCACCGGTATACAATCTGTGTGCAGCATCATATTCTTGTTGTGTGTTCCACGCTTCATACTTGAAGTACTTATCAAAGTCCACGCTCGCGCCATATTCGAACGCACCTGTCTTGTTTAACCGCAAATACACAGACAAACTTTGCTGTTGATGGCCTTCGAGTTTGTTCCCAAATGCCGGCTGCGTATGGAGTTCGGCAACCATTGGCAACCCAATCTTAAACAACTTTGACTTTGGCAACACCACGCCGGAGTAAATATCGTGCGATACATCGCCGTTCTCATCCAACATCACTTTTATAAATTGCGATAAATCATCCCCGTATTTAATCCAAACCGTACGGTTGGCGAAGTGCGAGACAGGTTCAAATACTGCCAGTGTTTCACCGTCGCCTTGCGTGATTTCATCAAACGTATATGTTGGGTGTTCAATCGCAAGACGTTCAAATGTTATCTTGCCGTCGTTACGTTTAACCGCAACATACCCAGCGACTTCATCATTTGCGTGCGTGGTAACGAAATCTATTACTTCGTTATCAAAGTTCAATTCGGTGAAGCCCATAACTTTTTGTTCGGCCGCATAATTGAATAACGATAGTTGCTTTGTGTCGTGCAACAAATATATGTTACGGTCAAGATTATTCAACGCTTCGATTCTGTGAATTCCGCGTTCCATAATATGCTGGGTCAGATACCCCATCATACGCGGCGTATAATCGTCAGTTGTATAATCATATGCGATGGTATATAATTCTTTCCCGGTGATACCAACAAACATATTGAGTTCTTTATATTTCAATGGCATCACAGACTTACCGCCCATATTCGAAATATTTTCCACAACAGTCGTCGTTGGTGTATAAACCGCAGACCGACGATTGCTACCACCCGGATTAACAAAATATTCACCTGAATATCCACCCATATACAAACGCGTACGCGCCAACGTCCAGTTAATCTGCGAGTCTTCGTTGTTGCCAATCAGCCCTATAATCGCTGACGTGTCTAATTGTTCGCCGAACTCTTCGGAACTGAAATTGAAGTAATCGTCAGTAACCGACATCGCGTTCCACGCACCAAAGTTTTTGGTGTTGCATACAAACCCTAGGCGACCAGATACCATATAAACTTCTGACGGATGCATTCCGTCTTTTCCCCATATAGACCAAGCATAATTTTTTATAATATAATTGTTGCCACTTTTTGTGTTGCGTGGAATTTCGCCTTCCGGGACAAACACTACGATTGTTTGTGAATTCGGGACATCAACGACTGTTCCGGTGTTTGAACCGCTATGTACATATAACCACGTCACCCCACCGTCTGTTCGTGTTCCAAATGTATGTGATGGCTGTACATTACCGCAAGTACCACTCGTTAACGCTTTATACCAATGCCCGTTTGAATACGCGTAGTCACCAACTGTAACTTGTTTGCTTTGCCACCAAGGTTCTATTACCGTGTCATCATTGAAGAAGAATTTAATTTTACGACCAATCGTTTGTTCTGCGTCGATTGTACCAGTCGTCGTTTCTGTTGGTATATAATGTTGCGACTCATATGTGGCACCAGCCTTTTGAACTTCGTTATTTATTAACATATCGCCCGTCGTAATTACCATATAGTATTCGTCGCCATTTTGGTGCCCAGGTAAACCAAACAAAATTAGTTGAGAACCCGATATATATGCTTGTGGGCAAACCGTTCTTATTACTTGCCATACACGCTCACGAGTGATGGTGTCTTTCATCGTTACGTTACGCATCCGTAAAGAACCAGTTTCTCGATAGGTTTGTGTATTGTTAGCCTGATTACAAACGCCGGTAACAAGTGCTGTTGCTTGATTATTCCGTACACGGAATAATGAAACAGTCGAGTTGTTTGTGGTTAATGTTTTTTGTGACGCACTACCCCCAACGTATTGTTTTTTTACTTCACGAATATATGTGCTCTGTCCCGCTAATATTGACGGGAAGTATGTTAAAATATCACTTGAATTTGTTGGTATCGTCAGCGTTATGTTACCACTAATACCATCCGCCCATAATTCCCCTTTATAATCATCTGTCGTGCCAATTGGGAAATACGGTATCTCTTTGAACGCGACAATATTCGTATCAAATACATATTCGCCAGTCTCGCTGTCGACACCATAAAAATCTATTTCAAATGGTTGTACTGATTGATGACACAATATCAACCGGTCGTTAATCTGTTGCCACCGCAACTCTTGCGGTTTCACGGTCAATGGCATCTCAATATCTAAATCTTTATAATTGTCGCCGTGTATCAAACCAATCTTCAACCCTGCGGCTTCTTCGTCGTGCGTGCCATAAACCACAAACACCATCGGTTCATATTTGTTGATAAACGGAATCATCTTAATATCAAAATCATCTATCGTCTTTTCGGTGATATGATAAGTACCATAAAACTTTTTTATCCCACCAGATACCTGCGTCAGGAAATTACTCGAATAACGCGAAGACGACGCAAACGACTCGAGGTCTACACGACCAGCGAGTTCGCTCGAATACTCACCAGAATTAAATGCGGTGAACCCTTGTAACTTTTTATCAGAACCAGAAGCCATACCAAATCCTCGCGTCTTGTGTTTCAGTCGTCCCGGTCGCACTCGGCTCCATCTGTAATAACTGTTGACGACGCGCGGTCGAAACTTCCTTGTTATATATTTGATTCAAAAACGCTATGTCCGCATCCGCACCCATAATCTTACGCGCTATGCGCAACGCTAATGCCGCCGATATAACATCACAGAATAATGTCGGCCACTTCGACATAGGTACGTCATTCGAAATATACGGAATAGTGTCAAGCGGAAAACGAGTGTATAAATATTCGCTCGTTAAGAAATACGTGTGGCCCAAATCATACTGATTATGACGATACGGATACCGTTCGCCAAAGAAATATTGCGACAACCGACTGAAATCAGCCGGCAAATGATATGCAATATAACCAGAGATATGGGCTTCGGGATGGCTCTCTATATCCACCGGCAGCGCTTTCGTTACCTTGTAGGCAAAGAGCCACTCGAATTTATCTAATTCAGCCTTGACACACTGACCGTAGTGACGCTTACACAGTATCGCGTTCGGATTGTTTGTGTCGTTGATGTTCTGAATATTCAGCCCACCCACGTGGTCCAAAGCGTTATTAGCAATGTCAGTTTCGGTCAGTGTGTTCAACATGGCAACCTCACTAGTCTATGTTTTGAATATCAAGCACGAACACGCGTTCTTCATCCAAACGTGCCGCAGCCATCGACATGCAAGTATAGATTTGTTTTGCGTAAGACTTATCCGGACGTTCCGAAATAACAGTCTTCAAGTCAGACCAAATACCTACGCAGATTGGTTTACCAGCGATAACCAAGCACTTCGTGCCATGGTTCCACACGTCGGCATCCGACAAGTGCACAAACTTGATTCCGCGATACGGAGTCAAAGCACCGCTCGACAGAACTTGAGTGCCCATATTGTTCCAGTTGTCGTAACGTGGGTCTTGGAACAACAGTTTTTCTGCATCCGATGTTGTGTAGCAGATAACCGGATTCGCGCTAAGGTCAACGTCTTTTTTGTTCAACGCATCCAAGACTTCGTCCAAAGCTTCGGTGATTGTCGTTCCAGCAGCCGGAGTGATTGTGTTCGCAGCCGGCAACGCAACATATGCGTATGGTGAGGTGATGCCCTGTGGTGCTTCAGAACCAGCTGTGGTTACTTCAGCAACATTCGCCAAATTGGTGATAGCAAAACCCAAAGCCGCATTCACAAATTCAACGTCCATATGAGTTTTGAACGCCATGATTTGTGCTTGACGAACCGCAGATTCTTCCGCAACCAATGTCAACAGGTCAAACTGTGCAGATTTTTGCAAGCAGTTTTCAACCAAGTGTGGCGCCGGAAGCCAGCGAGATTCAAATTGCGCAGAATCCGCAACTGTATCACGGATACCCTGCAAGTCGGTCACAGTGCGAACTGTGAGTTTTTTCACATAGTCAATGACTTGAACGTCACGAACCGTTAAGCCGGTCTTCAACATTGTGGATTCCGCAGTGCGGGTTTCCCCTTGCTGAATAACAGGCTGCATCAAATTGGTGAACTGTTGAGCAATGAGCTGTTCGTTGTACTGATTGCTTGCTGAAGCACCATTATAAGTTGTACTAGGCATTTTTTCCCCTTATATTTTAATGTTTAACTTCGGCTTTCGCCACTCTTGTTAAGGTCATCGTTATGAGGGAAGGTCTGCAATAACCGCCTATAATAATTCCTTTCTTTCTTGTCCCGCCAAATCTTCCGCTTCGCCTTTTGCAACAGACGGAACTTCGTCTTTGGGAAGGGACTTCTTTGAAGATTTAGGTTTCTTACCTATCTCTTCGTTGAATAAGTCTACAACATATTGAAAAAAACTGCAAGCATTTTCTTTTCCTAAATATCCCCAGTGCTGCGCAACCCACAATACATCGTATTTTAATATGTTTAACATTACTTTCCCATCTTTCAAATGACGCTGCTTATGCATCATTCGCGCTACGTGTGGATTCTGCATCTTGGTCTCCATATGTTTCTTTGTACATTTGTTCTTTTACTTCCTCGAGATTGTCTACGGTAAACGTCGGAAACAACGTGCCCTTACGCAACTCGTTAAACCGCTTCTTGTTTTCTTCGTTCGCTTTCAATAACTCTTCGCGATACAACATAAAAACATCACGCATTTCTTTTGCACGCTGTTCTGTTTCGTACACAGCATAACTCGGAATCTGTTTTTCCAATAAGAAATAAAATATTTCCCCTTCTGTTTTGTGCACGAATGAACCTAGTACCATGCTTTTCTGTACCGGACATTCCGATGTTAAATCCGGGTCAAAAAACCAGACTTCTGTTCCAATCGGCATTGTGTGAATAATATATGGTTTCTTCATCTTAATTTCCTTTCATTTGTAATTCCGTTAGACGTTTGATTTCTTTCATTGTCTTTGCGTCATTCTGCGCTAATAACTTCGCTGTTTCTTTATCCGCAAGCATCTCTTTCAATTTGTACGCAGCAATCTCTGGCGTCTCTTGTCCCGCGTTGTAATTCTGTAACGCTTTAACTCCACCGGCCGCCGCTCCAATCGAATAGAACAATTTGGTCGCCTTATCTGTGCCTAACGCTTTTTCAACTTTATCGAGTTCTTCGGCTGTGAAGCCAGTCTTCTCGGTTATATCACGAACCGCCTGTTGGGCTACAGCCACATTCGCTTCGTAGTCGCTACCCCATTCTTTTTTAAGTGCAGCCGTACCTTTTTCAATAGCCGTATTCCACTCTTCATCGGCTTTTGTCTTGTTGGCGTTATCTTGCTCAACCATAAATTGCATCAACGATTCTGCCTGCTTCTTGGAAATTCCAAGGTCATACAATTTTTGTGCCGCAGCCTTAGCAAAATCATTATCCCCCAAACCGTAGCCCGATGCATCGTCCGGCCGTCCCAGTTGTTTATATACTTCGCTAAGGTCTCTGTTGCCGTCAGCATCCGCTTTCGGTATGCGAACCAAATCATTCTTGTCCATACCAACATAGGATTTCGTGTCGCGTAACGCTTTAATCACAGCCGCTGGGTCTGTGTAATTGCTCGATTGGATGAACCCCTTATCATCATCCGATAACCCCCAACTATCATAAAATGGGGTTTGTGCATTTTGGTTGCCACCTTCATTTTCAGCCATCAATCAATCTCCTTTATTCTGTGATAGGTTGCATTAAAATATCGCTACCGTCTACTGGTTTCAGTTCCGGTGCGCGAGGGTTTATTACTTTGTCTCGCTCTTCAAGAATCGTATCAACAATTATGTTCTTGCCAATCTCGACGAAGACCGAGTTCACGTTACGGCCAGAGTCGCTACCACGTAGTGGATTTCGATTACGCAACGACTCTAGCCAAACCAAAAATTCTTTGGGCAACGAACCAAGTGTTGCCCTTACTGTCTCGTTCATTGTCCGCCTTCACTTATTTGCTGTGCCTGCGCTATGTCTTTCATCGCACTGCCTACGCCCGGCGCTACCTGTGCCATCGCCATCAACTCTTGCTGTTGAGCCTGCGCTTCGTTCAACGCCGCCACTTCATCCGGGGTGCGCATCACGCTGTCCGGCACATTCATATTCGCTTGGATGTAACGCAACACCTTGTCCACATCAACACTGTTCACAACGTTGCTATCCAGTTGTGCGAATTGCCCCATCGTACCAACCAAGTTAATCGCCGAATTCACAGAGTCCATACGCTGGCCCTTCAACATTGGGTTATCGAGTAAGATGTCAAACGATTTATCCAGGTCTTTCAGTTCCGCCGGCATCTGCGGTAAGATTCCCATCTTGCCATAGATAATCAGTTCGGTCTCAATCAACGGCAATAAGAATTCACGCGCAATACGGTCGCCACTCGGAGCAACCAAGTTCGCACGCTCGTTCGATTTAATCATAGCATCAGTTGCACTACGGCTTTGCGTGTCACTCATCAACGCCATATATTTTGCCAACAGCACTGTCGATATTGTGTCTTGATATTTTTGAATCAAGTAATCCATAGACGGCAGGTCACCATACGCACGCAACGCCTGTACCATCGGACGGCCTTCATCGTCAATACCACCTTCAATTACCGAACCACTCGCTGCAACTTTCCGCGCGTCAATCACATCACTGTTGGTCAACAATGTCGGTTGACCCACCAAATCTGTTTGCTTCAAGAAATTAAACTGCAAACTGTTCAACGCCTTAATGGATGGCAACACCGACATACACGGGCTGAATCCATACGAATCTGAACTTGATGGAAATACCGCACTTCTAAAGCATAAATAACACAAATAATCTAACTCAGTTTCTTCAATTATTTGTTTGTTCGTTAAATCAATATATGCACTATGGTACTTACCGCTCTTTTCAAACGACGGCTCAACCGCATGCAATAATGTAACTGTCTCATCCAACCACTTCAAATCTTGACGGTCTTTGTATTTATCAGGTAGATAATCTGGGAATATAGTCATTAAGTTGCGTACCGTATAATCAACTTTACGATAAAACGTGTTTATAAAACCATACGCATCTTTTTCAATACAAAACTCACGTATCGGTAACGTTTTATAACTAATACACTTATGCTTATAATCCGGAATCACTTCCATAATTGCATGCCCGAACGCACCACCAGACATATAACATTCATTCATCGCTGGGGAGAAATTACTATACGCACTGTAACGGCGATTATATATGAATTTGTTTTCTTCATCCAATAACGGCCCGTATTTTTTCTGCACTTCCGGGTCAAAGAATTGTAACTTGTGCCAAATGTATGCCTGCGGGGTTATCATACTGTTTAATACAGCAGCGTATATCGGCAACAATGATTGCGCTGTATCGTCCATCTTGGGGATTAACTGTGTCATATTCCCATTTGCGCGCTTCACGCGGAAGTACGCGTTCCGCGGGTCTGTGAATACCGCTATCTCATCCCACTTAGGAAGATAATTCTCGCGTAAACTCTCAAGGCGATTGTTTCTTTCTATATAATAATTTATATCTCGTGTTGTTTGCATTTAGCCCTCTTTATATTCAATATTATATCACCGAAGCGTTTTTATTTCAAGGTTTATTCGAATGCCCAACAAAAACCACCTGTTTGTTTCCTTTTCCCATGGCAACACGCTGATATATTTTTATAATGTATACCAGTTTCGCGCATTGCCTCACGCGCACCATTAAACCGATTTATAATTTTATTGTCCTTTATTTGTAAAATAACCTTAAAATAACAACTCTCGTCACCAAATTTGCCCTTATGTGGGTTTTGCCTGTTTAAGAATTTCCAAGAATGAATTTGATTTTCTAAATTAGACACCCATTCCAAATTTGATATGCTGTTATCTGTCCTAACCCCGTTCTTATGATTTATTTGCGGCTTGTTTTCCGGATTAGGAATAAACGCCTCAGCCACCAAACGATGTATTAAATATGGTTTTTTGCTCTTGTTGATTGATAATGTAACAGCGTTATATCCTGTATTTGTCTTATATACAGACAATAATTTCCATTTGCCTTTGCGGTTACTGCGGACATTAGCAAGGTTGCTCACCTGGTAGTGTTCGTTTATATCTTTCCAAATTTCTTCAGAAGACATTCCCCTTTCCTTTCTTTTCGATTATACCGTAGCACTTCCCAATGTCGGCTGTCGATTCATCGCATTAGATAAAAATCCGCTTCCACGATTACGTCCTTGTAAAAACGATGCCAACATTCCTTGTTTGTTCCGTTGGTTTTGTGTTTCTGCCCCAGTCTCGCCCAAGTTAATTAGTGGGTCTGGTACAGGTGTGGGCTTCGGGGTCGGTGGTATGTGTGCCATATTTATTCTCCTGTAATAATGTTCCCGTATAGCGATACACCAGTATCGTATACTTCTCGGTTGTCATTATAACGCGTTTTTATTTTCTCCGCAAGCAATAATTTTGTATGCTTACGTCTTGCCACTTGTCCAGCATATAACAAACTCGCTACTACATCTTGCTCCAGCCCGTGCTTCTGCCTCCACTCGTTAAACTTTCCTATCTCGGATAACGCTGGTATCGTGTCCCGGAAAAATGTCGCGTTGTTTAATAACCACCGCCCGTTCTCTTCTTGCTCCGGCCGCAACAATCTCTTTATCCTTATCACGTTAAACCCTTCTCTCCGGAATGTCTGCGTTAAAGTCAACAATGTCTCTTTATTTGTTGTGTTCGCGTCGAACGGTAGTGCCACTGTTGGTATTGACAGCGTACGCAACCGCTCGTACCAATATTGTAATGGTTGATTATTTTCCCATTCTATCCCGATTACATACGGTTTTGTATCCGTCAGCGCCAAGAACGTGGCTACGGTGTAGTCTCTTCCGGTCGAGTGGCTTATATCGAACACTGCTATTTTCTGTGTGGTCGCCAATGCGGGGCGGGCCTCGTCATCGTGCGCGTCTATTATCCTCGCTGGCTTCGCGTTAAACAGGTCGCTTAATTCATTATAAAATATAGCACTCATATTCGGTCGCCCTTCATCTATAAAACTAAAATCGCATTCAAATTCCACATTGAACGACTGGAGGGCCTGGGTCATACTCAATCCCGCCGCCAAACAATATTGGATATGTTCTTTTTTTATTTCTTCGATACGTTCAGGCGGGAAGGCTTCAGGGTTATCGTAGACAGAAATCATAGCGGAGTACCAATTCGGGTCGTTCGCGTATTGTTTATACATATTATATAAACGGTAGTTATCATCTACGCGTGCGGTACCCAGGAAGCAGAGCCATCCGTTCCGGTCGGACAAGCAGGGGAGTATTACTTCGGCGATAATTTCCGGACTAACCTGTGATAATTCGTCCACTGCACAACCATTTAAGTATCTTCCACGGAATTTCTCAGCAGTCCTAGCCCCACCCAGGGTTATTTGTGCTCCATTCGCCAGTGAAAGCACCCCATTGGTTTTATCGAACTTAATAATATACCCTTCGCTATTATCGAGGGTAGCGAATATACCAATAGTATTGGCCATAGATTGTTCAGCGAGCGGCGATATAAACAAATATTGTCCATCTGCGGGGCCATTATAGGCTCTTCGGAGCATTTCTGCGCAGGTAGCAACAGTTTTTCCTGCCCTTCGGTGACACAACAATATAGCCCGATGCCAATTACTGGCGTGAAATTCTCGAAAAACTTCGCGAGGTTTGTATTTCATATCACTTAATCTTCTACTAAGCCGAACAATTTATCCAGGTCTGCTTTGGCTTTAATTACTGGAGCCTCTACCGGTTCGAACGTATTTGGGTGTTGTGCTCCGTGTATATTATTTATTGCATTCATAACGGTGTCAAGCATATATTGTTGTCCTGGGGACAAGATTGGTCTATCTGTTCTTATCATTTCGACACCTGCCCTATGCTGTTTTATAGCAACCCTAACAAAATCCGCTTCCGCATCATCTTTAACATAAACACAAATCTTTTTACCCATATCAAATCCTTTATTGTTGACAAATTTTTAGCCCTTTGGCCGTTTTTACCAAAAAATATGGTAATATATGTATTCCCAAAAATCAAGCAAAAAATGCAAAAATTGCAAAAACCCGTATGTATACCCAAGGTATACCCTATTTGTCATACCTAGTATATATACATACATCTTGCTGTTTTGTATATAAGAATTTTCCTTGTTATATATATGTATGGTTATATATATTATATACAATATTCTATTATAACGTGAAACTTAAGGCGCAAATCTATCATAGCGTGTGTTTTGTATAGACAAATGTTGACAAAAACGCAAGTTTATCGTGTAGATAATACTACACTTTGGTTGGAGTTTTGACGGATTAGTGTAAAATAATAATCCTTACATCGGGATGCTATACAAGTACTTTCCAAAATGTGTCTATTTTTTGGCGTAATATCTCCATCGAACGTGACTTGAGGGTCAATCCAGGAACACAACTTGTAGTATTTTGGGGGAGGGAAGGAACAACCCCAGACCCACCTTGGCTTTGGGGGGTGTCCCCCGGGTTGTCTATAATTTTATAAAGTCTTTCAATTATAAAATAAAATTTGAAAGCCCCCCCCTAGGATAAAAAATTTTTATTTTTTTTTGCTTGACTTCCCAAAAAAAATATATAATAATATAAACAAGTCAAAAAGATAAAAAAGACCTTGTGTCAATACAATTTTTTTGACCCGCCGTTGTATCGGTCAATCGGTTGAATTTTACAATCGGTCAATCGGTCAATCGGTCAAGCCCTTGTGGATATTCTTGTAATAATAAAAAGCAAGAAAGAAAGCAAGATAAAAACAAAAAAACAAAAAAACAAAAAGAGTAAAACGATGAAAGTATATAGAATCAAAACTAATGATTTCGCAAAAATCACAAGTAATAAAAACTTGTTATCGGATACACAAAAAGAATTATTATCCAAGTATGAATCATTGACCGGTTGTAAAGCAAAAAAATTCTTGCCACGCGGTAAGGATATTGTATTGATAATCGGTCAAGATAACAAGTATTATATTACAAGTAAACCGGTCTATGTTGATTCAATCGCAAAAATTCTTGAATCGGTCGGCATTGACCAAGATTCAATTATTGTAATGAATCGCAATACCGGCGGTCAATCGCAAGAATTGACCCTTGACCAAGTCAAGAATTTTTTAACGGTTGACTAATAAAAAGCAAAACACAAAACAAGCCCGGCGCAATTGCGCCGGGTATATAATAAAAATAAAATAATAATCCATTATAGAAAAGAAAGCG